GATCTGTACGCCCGCCGCCCCCCTGCCCGCGTCGGCGACCTCGGTGAGGACCATCATCGATAGCTGACGGCCCCCCGCCGCGAGCGCCTGTGCGGGTTCCATGCCGCCGGCTATGAGTGTGCGGGTGGTGATGGCGGGGGCGCGTAGGAGGGTGTCGAGGTTGCGTCCGTCGGCGGTGAGGCCGGCGAAGGCGTTGGGGTCGACGAGGCCGTCGGGCGGGGCCCATTGGCCTTGTTCGGCGAGGGCGAGTGCGCCGCTGACGAGGGCGCTGGTCGCCGCCGTGCGCTGTGCGGTGGTGATTGCGGACGCGACGGTGGGGATGCGTTCGCGCCAGGCGTCGGCGATCCAGTTGGGGCCGAGGCGGCGCCAGTGGCGTGTCGCGACGGCGAGCGCGTGGGCCTCCTGTTCACGGACCAGCGCGTAGTGGTGGCTAATCGCGGGCGGGATCGTGGCCATTGCCGGTGTTCGTCTCGTCGGTCAGCGCGGGGGTGGTCTTTTCCAGGAGCCGAAGCAGGTCCGGGTCGGTTTCCTCCTCGCGCAGGTAGGCACGCTCCGTTGCCTTCCTTGCATCGTCCCAGCCGAGCTCGTCCCACGCGCCCTCGCGGCTGATGAGGGGCTTTCCGCCCGCAAGCTTCTGCAGGGCGTCAGCCTTCTGGCTGAACGTGGGGGTGGCTGGGTCGTGCCAGGCGACGTTCACAGCGCCCATGGGGATTGCGTGTCCCATGATGCGGGCGGCAATCGTGAGCGCGCGGGAGAGGGCGGCCCCGCACTCGGCGTTGACACGCTCCACCCGTTTCACCAGCTTGGATTCTTCGGCGCGGATCGCGCCCTCAGCGGGCGGGTTCGTCGTGATGAGGCCGAAATAACGGGCGGGGAAGCCGGTCAGGGACGCGGCGAGCTTGCCATACAGCTCAATCGTGCTGTGGAAGTTGCTGAGCTCGCCGGGGGCAAGTTGGGTGACCTTCGCGCCCGCGTTCTGCAGGGCAACGAAGGGGTTGAGATAGTTCGTCCACGCGCTGGGGTCGGCGAAGTCACTGCGCTTGGCGCCCATGATGATGCGCTTCGGGACCGCATTGGTTTCCAACGCGGCTTGCATCTGCGTGATCGCACGGGCGGCGGCGTCGGTGACGCCCATGATGTCGTCCATCTCCGAGTGGCCGGTGGTTTCGCCCGTCATTTGACGGTTGAATGACGGGATGACGGGGACTACGCCGAGGTGGTGGTTGTCGCGGTCGACGACGCGCCACGCGCCGCCCACGGTCGCGTAGGTGGTGGTCGTGTCGGGCGTGTAGATCGTCGCGTAGCGGGTCTGCGTTCCGTCGGCGCTCTGGTCGGCCACGATGCGCACAGCGTGGGTTATGGTCTTGCTGCGGTAGTCGTACTTGACGGTCATTTGCCTGGGAGATTCCACGCAAATGATGGGGTAGTCGCCGTCGGCGTCGCCGACGCCGACGGACAGGTACGACCGTCCGTAGATTAGGCGGTCGCGCTTCCATTTGCATAGCTCGGCGGCGAGGTCGTTCGCGTCGATCATGGAGCGCAGGGCCTCAGCGGCTTCGGGATGCGCGGGCACCATAATGCCGCGCACATCCTGGCGTTCTTCAATTGTGTCGACCACGACGCGCGGCCAGTTGACGACGGTCTCGAGCGAGCGCAGGGCCGGGGGCAGGGCCAGACCGAGGTGTTGAAGCGTCTGGCGGCCCTCGTAATAGGCGCGGTGCTTCCTGTCTGCCGGGGCCAGAGCGTTGAGGGCGTTCTCAGCGTCGGCGAGCAGGCGCTCTTCGGCGCGGGTGATCTGGTCAGTCATGTCTGTCCTTTACCATGCGAAGGAGATCGCGCCGCCGGGTTCCCAGCCTTCGGCGTGCTCATCCGCTGCGGCCTCGTGGGCCAGGATGTCGGCCATGAGCACGTCGATCTTCATGTGCTCGGCGGGTTTGCCGAGGATGAATTTGTCGCCTGGCTTGGCGACCTTCCTGGCGTGCAGTGCGCACAGTTTCGCGGTCTCATCCCGGGTGTGGGTCGTGAGGCCTTCGGCGAGGTCCTCGCGGAACCGCACCAGGGCCGCGAACATGCGTGTGATCGAGTTCGTCGGCCACTGCACCACCACGTAATCGCCGTAGAGGTTCTCCCAGTGGTCGATCTGTGTTTCCCAGTGCCTCGGGTCGCAGTAGAACCGCTGGACCGTGTAGCGGTCCATTAGTTCGGCGACAGCCGCGTCCACCTCGCCGCGTGGGATGCGACCTTCGGGCCATTCCTCGGGGTTCCACACGGTAGGCCGTTGATCTGGGCCGTACGTGGGTGTGAAGCGCAGGCCGTCGACGGTTTCGGCGCGAATTGCCGTCCAGTCACCCGACCGCGAACCGTCAAACCCGAGGGCGATCTCGCACCCCGGTTCGGGCTGGGTGTCGCGCGTCTGACGGTCCCACACCTTTTCGGTCAGATATGAGCCCTTGCCCTGCACAAGTCGATTACCGAAGAACCGCTCGGCCTGGGTGGGGTCTGTTTCCATGAGTTCGTCGACCTCGGCGTCAATCGCTTTTGGGTCCACCCACGGCGACGACGCGTACACGAAGCGGTGGATCTTCGACCTGTCCGCCTTCTTCGTGTAATCCCAGTCCAAGGGCGGCTTCTCGTAGAACTTGAAGATGTCCCGCGCCCGGCTTTGGTAGGCCTGCTGCGCCGCCGAGTCCTCCATGGGATCCCACGGGTTCGTGAGCTCAATTGTGCGGCCCTGCATGCCGGCGACGGCGCGGCGGATCGTCTGCCAGGTATTCAGCACGCCCGACTGGGGCGTATAGAGGCCCGACTCATCCGCGATAGCGCACGTGAACGGCTGGCCGAGCTTTGACCTGGCCGCGCTCGTGACGGGCACAATCTTCCCCTCATTCGGCAAGCGCACGAAGCCCTCACGGACGCGCACAAAGTCGCCGAGCGGGCCGCTCTTAATCATGGCCTGCAGGGGTTCGTAGACGTTCCTGGTCTGGTCCTCAGCGAAAGCGAGGAGGGCGATCAGGCTTTTGTCGCGGGGGCGTCCCATGGCCTCCCCAGGCTCATACCAGTACTCCCAGCCGCACCCGCACCCGTGGTCCGAGCAGCGGTAAACGTCGCCGTCCTTCGCCCAGCCCGCGAACATCGCCGGGCCCACGCCCTCCGCGAGCGCGACCGCCGCCGCGAGCGGAGACTTACCCGACTTCTGAGGGCCCACCCATAGGCTACGGCGGTAGGTGAAGGGTTCCACGAGGCGGTGCGGGTCTGCGACGGCGTTGGCCTTGATGCGGTAATGGTTGGCGTTGCAGTACAACTGCCAACCGTTGAGAACCAAGGGTTGGTTGAAGTAGACGCCCGAGGGGACCAGGCAGTGGGCTTCGATCCAGTCCGAGATTAGGAAGCCCAAAGTGTGATAGGGGTTGAAGTCTAGGGTGAGTGGGGGCGGCGCGTATTCGTCATGAGCCATCACTGCCGCCGTCGACGACGGTCATGCCAGCGAGGCGGGCGCGGGAGGAGCGGCGCCGGGCCGGGCGCTCGGTGGTCTCATCCCCGGCGGTGGGCTGGCCGGTCGTGATCTGCCAATGATTCAGCGCCAGGCCCGAGGGCGTGAGGCCAATCTGATCGGCCAGGCGCATAAGCGCGGTCTTATCTCCTGCCTTCGCGCCTTCCTCCTCGCACGTGACGGCGAGGCGCACCCACTGGGACACGTTGTATGTCATCCAGGGCTGTTCACGCCACACCTCGGATTGAGGCGTCCGCCAGACCCACTCCCACAGTTCAAGCTCACGCTTCCAGCGCAGCTCTGTTGCGAGCTTGCGGAACCGGCGGCCCCCATTGGGCAGGGTCTCCCACAGTTGCATGGGGGGCATGGCGAACTCGGGGACGGGCGCGGTCTCGGGTACGCCGCCGAGCTGTCGGAAGGCGATCCCGCGCGCGTCGCTTCGGGCACTGTTGGGGTTGACGGGCGGCCCACTTCGGGCGCGCGCTCCACCGGACGGCATAACTGTCTCCTCGCTGGCCGGCGTCGCGCCTGCCTGCTGGGCTACCCGGCGTCGCGCCGGGCGGCTTTTCAGTTTCGGGCGTAAGGTTTTGAACCCTCCGCACTTTTTTCACCCCTCACCGGCGGTCTGACGGGCCCCCGGTCGGGGCCACCCCCCTGGGGGGTGTACGCGTCAGTCCGTTTCGGTTCGGGCGTATTTGTGCGCCGCTTTGCCCGCGGCGCTGCGATTGCAAAAAACGTGTTCTGGTCCGCGAATGATCAAACGATCATCGTCATCATGACCAAGATCAAACGGTTCGCCTGCCTCGATAGGCTTGCCACACCGCCAACACACGGCCTGGCCGGCCTCCACCAGACGGGCGGCCTGTGCCCGGGCGGCCCGGTAGTGGCGGTCATACCCGCGCGCGGTTGAGTAGCCTCGTCGCTGTTCGCGCTCGCGGTTGTGGGTTGGGCAGTACCTGGGGCCGGGATGGGGGATGAGGGCGGGGCATCCCGGGTGTGGGCAGCGGCGGCGGGACATGGTCTGTGTCCTCACGGTACGGGTGTGCGGGTGGGCGTGGAGTCGCCGTGTTACCTGTGTGGTTGTGTGCCCGTCGTTGGGCTTTGGCTTGGCGCTTGCTTGGTGGCTGCCTTGGTAGGTGCCACTGCATGTGCGGGGGGATGATACGCAAGACCCCCGACCTGTTACTGGGTCGGGGGTCTTGGTATCGATCAGGAGACGGGGGTATCCGTGGCACACTACACCCGCTTCAAGTGTGACACTACCACACTTAGGGGGTATCTGCTACTCGGTATCCGCGCGTGTTGCCACCTGCGCGCGGTGGGCCTTCTGCAGTTTGGCAGTCGCCTTGACGGCGGCGGCCAGGTCACCGTCGATGGTTGCATCCATCATGTCGCGGCGTTCCATGAGCTTGACGACGACGCCCACAGTCTCAGGGTCACCCTGAGAAGCGAGGGGCCAGAGGGCCGCGCTCATCTTGTCCAGACGGCGGGCTTCGACATCGGGGTCGTAACCACGCGGGTCCAGCTTCTTCCCAGCTTTGATGAGGGCCTTCACGTCCTTGACGGTGGTGTCGAGCAGTTCGGCAATCTTGGCGACGCTTAGGCCTGCAGTGGCGAGGTCGAGAGCGCGCAGGGCCAGTTCGTCGGTCATTGCACCCACCTTGCTTGGACGATAGTTAGCGCTACAACAAGCGCCGCTGTGGCTATCTGAGCCGCTCCGAAAGCCTGGTCGCCGCCAGCGATATTGGCGCACCCCTTCGCGGCTGTTATGGCGGCCACCGTGATAGGTGGCGCGGCCTGACATATGCGGGTGAAAACTACGCGCTTCATGCTGTCTCCTGTCGCAGGAGAGCGTATTGGGCTGCTCGTCGCGCGAGGCGCTCGACGACGATGCCGGGGAGAGGTTCGGGCACGTGGTTGATCTTGCACTTGCGTCGCCACTCGATTGTGCCATCAACACGTACCCAGACGATGCCGATTGATGCGTCAATGACAGGGCTTGTGTCGATGAGTCCTTCGGGGACCGCGTATAGGAACCTGTGCGTCACGCGCTTCCACGGGCGTATCTTCGCCCACGTTTCGCGCTTCGCATCGGCCCTGTCGACCTTGATTTCGATTGCTGTCCTGATCTGTTTGTCGATCATGAGCGCGTCAATGCGACGCACCAGCGAGTCATGCCCGTCTGGGTTGTCCAGGTTGGCATAAGCGTATTCGTCTCTGATTTCCAGCTCGGGGACAATCGCAGCGGACGGCCAGGCCTTGCGCAGGGCGTTCAGGATGTCGTCGGCGTTCATGCTGCGCCTTGTTCTCTGTCGAGGCGGTCGTGGACGGCGGCGACCTGGTAGAGGGGGCCGGGCTCGGTGGGCACGTGCCCACGGTGTGCCCACTGTCTGAGCCTGTCGTGGGAGAGGCTTGGGAAAGCCTGGGAGAGGGTCGCCCAGTCCACGTAGATGGCGGGATTACGGGTGTTCCTGAGAACGTCGTTCAGGGCTACTTTACGTGTCATTTCTTGGTCGTCCTTATCTTGGTACCAGCGGTCACACCGCTCGCACGAGCCATGTTCGGGGATACCGCTAGGGGTGGGGTCTGTGGTAATGTCGCCGCCGCAATTCGGGCACGTGCCGATCACGGCGGGGGTGTGGCCGGTCGCTCGAGCGAGAACGCGCCACGTGTCGGCGATGGTGTCTGCGAGGGCTTCCCAGTCGGCTGCGTGGGCCTGCGCCCACGCGATGGTGCCGATCAGGTAGGGGAGCGTGGACCGACGGGCGGGGGCGGGGGCCGCGCCGGCGCCTGCCGGGCGGCGCCCCCACCGGGGGGGGGCGGGGAGGGC